CGTCAGACCGCAGCGCCCAGATGATGCTTTCGGGTTCCTGCTGATAGGCAAACTGAGTAATGCCGCCATCTGTCAGATGTTCAGCGAGGATCGTCATATCGGGTGCTGCGTATCCTGAGGTATTTACATCCCCGGCGAACTTGAACTCTCTGACTTTGCGGCCACCTCTTTGCGCAAACAAAGTCACGTCTGCAACCTGCACAGGCTCAACAGCGGCAGACCCATAGTTGCTGTATTTCCTGATCAGAGTGGTTGTGGGCGTTACCGGGCCGTCAGATGTTGCCGTGACAACATATTCGCCAGCGGTAGTGCCGACAGTCAACACCCGCGTTGGTGACAGGTATCTGATCGCGTTAACCTGATTGCTGGCAATGGTGTATATCAGGGCGTCATTTGCGCCAGTTCCTGTGGTGAAATTAGTATAGTCAGCGTTTTTGCTAAACCACAGCGTCTGCGGGTTGTTATTAGTATTCCCAAACACCAGCCTTTGCTCAAAAAACGTCACCACAGACGGGTAGTTGTTTGACGTGTTTAGCGCTGGGTCAGGTGATCCGCTGATAGATGGCGTGGCAAACGTCCAATCGTTATGATCCGCTCGGACTAGGGTGCGGATGGCGTAAGACGGGTGAACAAAAAACATCGTGTCAGCAGATTGAACGAAGCGCACGTTAAACAAATCAGCTTCCGGGTATGGGCTGGCTAGTTCAAAGATCTCGGTGGCAGTGCCGCCGCTGGTGAAGGTGGTGAACGCGGTGGTGTTGATAGCCACGCCGTACAAATCAGTCAGCGTGAACGTGTTGGTGCTGCTGTTGGCCACGCGGTAGTTGCGCCCGTTTAATTCGACCATGCCGCCGACAGATACTATGTAAACTTCATCGCCATTGCTGAAACCGTGGCTGTTGCTGGTCAACACGCCGGGTGATGCTTTGGTGATCGCGGTGATCGTCTTGGCTGTGGCGTTTAGCACCTGAGCGCCGTTGCGGTACACCCGCATGATGCTGTTACCGAACTCAAGAATATATGTGTCGCTAGTCTTGAACTGAAACGGGATCAGGCGGGTTTTAACGCTAGACGATTTGACTTCGCCAAGAAATTCTGTACCGGGTCTGCGCTTCACACCGCCTTGAGGCATGACCACCATATTGGTGAGATCTGCCAGACCTTCCCTGTATTTCTCAATGCCTGTGCGGCCTTCCAGCAGTGGGCTGATTTCGCCAGCGGCAAAGCTGCTAAAGCTGGGGGCTGATCGCGCCATTAGTAACGCGCCTCTATGAAGTCAGACGCCTCTATGCGCCGGGTTGCGCCTTCTGTGCTGTCAACAAATCGCGCTTCTTTCAGCGACTGATCATATGCTGATGTGGTGATCTGCACCATGCTGGTTGATCCGGTGATGGCATAGGCCATCTCAGCAGCAAGACGCATTGATAATGCCTCAATCAAACCGCTGTCATACTCATTAGGATCTGTGATGCGCGCCACGTATTTGATTTTTGCGGTGCCTTCATCAGTTACGATGTTGCGGCCTTCGATAACAAAAGCAGGGCCACCGCTGTTGTTCATCATGTTGTCTTGGGGGTAAGACATGCTGCCGTTGGAAAACTCTAGCACTCGCAAGCAATAGGGATCTGTCGGCAAAGGATACTGGTGAGCATAGCCAAACGCGGGGTTTGTGGATGATTGCGCAAGATCCTGACGCCTGATGAGGCAGTTCCAAGGATGCGCGCGAAAAACGCTATCTCGGATGCTGTCATATCGCTGATTAACGATGCGCGCAGCTTTGCTGTTTTCGTCAAACGCAGATATGTTAGAAGCCCCCAACACGTTTAACGCATTGTTGGCGATGTCCACCGTTGAGGTCATCTGGTCACCAAAATTTTAGGGGGTGTAGAGAGGCAGGGGCAGCAAGCCGCCCCCGCCGGGTTATTTAGTCAACAGCGTATTTGATGGTGACTTCAATTTTGCCAGTGCCAGCGGCACCACCCATTGTGATTGTGACAATCACGCCATCTTCGTTGGTGTCAGTCTCAGTGCCACTGAGCAGCGCCAAGGTGGCAAGTATGTCCACTTTTTGCGCGCTAGTTGACGCTGCCGCAGCCTTGTAAGCCGCAGGCGCTGCAGACACGGCAGAACCCGCCGCATTGACGTGGGCTGCAAAGCCAACTGACAATGTGGTTGAGCCTCCCAAAGCGCCATGTGCGAGATGGCCTTCAATCAGGCGTGCGCCGTCAGGCAAGGTGAACATCTCGACAACATCGCCTGATGCTAAGCTGGATGCTGTGTAAGCGCCGTGAGCAGTCCTGATGCGGCCACCCATGACGTTAGCTGGGTTTTTGACAATCGGGGTTGCCCGTGTATTGGTCCGTTGGACCGAGTATCTAGTAGCCATTTTTCAGTCCTCCTATTCCGAACACGCGATTTCAACGACCTTGGACTCTTCCATCCGGGTCGCGCCAACAGTCTGGCAGTAGTACACCTGCGTGGCATACGATTTGTCGCTACGCTCATCGATCCGAGCGCTGGGTTCCTTGCCCATCGCCAGCTTGATGCCGTCACCAGCAAATGCAAAAACCTGTCGGTGGCTGTTGCTGTCGGTGCCGAGACGATTAGACACGATAAAGTTGAATCCGAGATACGAATTAACCTCACCAGTTGCTAAGGCACGCACAGTATTGAAGTCACTCGACGTGACCTGTGTTGTGCCAAGCAGAGCGCTGATCTGGTCTGGCGAGCAAACTAGATAACGCGGGATGCTGGGATCAACATTGCCCTCATCCATGATTTGCTTTGCTGAAAGCAGTTTAGCAATCGTCAGATTTGCAGAACCATGACCAACTTTTTGGCTGCTTGGCAGGGAAGTAGATGTGGAACCATCCTTGCCTGTCTTAGCTGTGCCAATCGCGGCTGCGATAATCACATCATCGATGGCACGGCCCATTGCACTGGCAGCGGCACGCGCATAGGTTGATGTGGGATCAACCAGAAGGCGAATTTTATCCTGATCATCAATTAAATCAGCGTACTCATAATCAGCCATTGTGACCATGCGGCGGCTGTGGGGTGTATCGATCAGCGGGGTATCCGCATGACGGGTTGTACGAAGCACTGCGGCTGCACTCCCGACCTGATCAAAGAAACTTTTTTCCCCGGTGACGCTTTCGACATCTACTGCACCACGCAATAGCGATCCCATCTGTTGGGAAAGCATAGTAACGTTTGCAGAATATTGATTAACGAAAGCTGTAGTGATTTGTGAGGACATTTGTCTCACTCCTAAGCTTATGAAAATAAAGGGTTTATTGCTCGGTTGTCCCAGCCGGGGCCGTGCTTGACGCCGCCAGCATACAAGTCAGATAAGTTTAGACTTGTATGATAACGGTAAAGGTTGTCAGCCTGCCAGACACACTGGCATGATGCGCGGGGCCGTAGCTTATCCGCTAAACTCTAAAGGTATTCTCGCAGACGTAACGCCTCATCGACGTATGCCTGCCTCTCAGGGTGGTTGCGGTCCCAATACGGGCCGTCCTGCCTTGTGACTTCACTTAGCTGGCGCTGCGCCTCATCAGGCGTCATCACCATCTCGGTTGTTTCTCCGATTAAATTATCCTCGCCAATCTGTTCAGCAAACGCGCTAAACATCCTGATGATCTCCGGGTGATCGCCCAGCAATCTGCCGTCAGACAGTTCAACATTCTCTAGAATGTCTACCTTGTCGCCAAGCATTTGCCTTGCAGCGCCGATTGCCAGATCTAATTTTTGCTCGTATGCCTTGCCGTATTGCTGTCTAAGTTCCTGCTCACCTTCGTGGCGCAGTGTCTCAGCCTGATCAGCCCGGTCAGTTGCCATTTGGCCCAAGCTGCTGTCCATAAACTCAGCCACGCTTTGCGCTTGCTTGCCTGATAAGCCAGCCTTGTGGGCGCTTTCTCTGAAGCCTTCCAACGTGCTGTCAGCCAGTTGACCGTCCAGTTTGAACTCATAGCCTTGCGATGTGTCGGGCCTGCCACTGTGGATGTGATGCTCAGTCCATTGATCATCTGTCCAGCTTTGACTTGGCTTGCCTATCTTATCGCCGCCAATCATGTGCTGGGCGCTCAAGTAGCTTTTAGCCAAGCCGCCTACATCTTTGAAATTTCGTAATGATGGTTCACTGCGGTACTCTTCTGGCAGCGTTTCATTAAAGCTAATCGCCGGGGCTGCATCAGCAGACACGTCTGGAGATCCCGCTTGCGGGGTTGCCTCTTCGCTCATTTTGGATTTACCTCTTGGGTTTGGCGTTCTCGGCCAGCATTCGGGCGATCAATAATATTGCGCTA